TAATACAAATCATGATTACCAGGGAAAAAGTAAAATGCATCGAACGCCTGACCGAGCTTTTCCAAGGCCCGCAAGCTATAGTCCATAGTAGTGATATTAAGACTATTGCGATTGTGATGCCAATCACCCATAAATATTCCAACATCGCACCCCTCCTCTTTTGCCTTAGAAATATACCAATCTACAAAGTCTTCGCAGTCTTGATTGTGTACTGAGCTGTTAGATTTTAATCCAAAGTGAATATCGGTGAAACATGCTACTTTTTTGAATAAACTCATTCACTGCTTTCCTCATTGTGTCTTTTTAGTGCCGCGGCATGTTCGCCAGCACCGGTTCTACTATAACTAGGATTCATACCGTTAATTTCTAAAATGTCGTCACGTATATTCTGATTACGTTTTTCAATATTAATAATGCGTACAAAGCTATTAGTTACTGCCGCAGTAAAATAAGCAAACGGGTTGTCTGATTTGCTTTCGTCGAATTGTAATCCAATTTGTGTTAACTGTAAGATAGCTTGACCTTTCATTTCGTCATTGTATGTGTAGCCACGAACGTTGCCGCGAGTAGCATATCTCTCACATAATTTTAACATCATTCTAGCTAGGGTGTTAGTAATTTGGCCAGCATCTTTATCAAAGTGTCCGGTATCTAACGGACCCTTCCAATGACTTTTACCCACACAAATTAATGTTTCGCCCGTTGCATCATCAAATTTCCAATGTTGAAATGGGGGAAAATTTACTTTGTCTCTGTGGTCTGCTAGACTTTTTGGATTCTTTTTACGAACAGTATTAAGTGGAATATGATCAAACGTCATCACTCTAAAAACTACGTTAATTTTAGTAATCTTTTTATAGTCCACTTCACAGTCAGCTTGTTTAACCTTTTCACCAAGTGCCTTGCGCCGCTGATATTCTTGATCGCCCTGACGCTTGGCCTGCACACGTTTGGCTTCTGCGATAGTTCGAATATTAATTTTATCCAAGCCTGAAACAATCAAATCATACTGATGATATTTTGGGTCTGTAAAGCTACAATATGATGTTTTGCTTCTATGTATTTCCAACAACATATCTTTGTTGTTTAGGTAGTTAACTTTTACTGTCATTGATCATTCTCCGGATATGCTATTATAAACTATGCACTTTATAAAGTCAACTAAATATTATACCAAAAGGATAATATCATATTATGGCAATTGACTTAAATTCAGCAATCTCAGCATCATCTAATGCTATAGGTTCGGCTTCTAGTGCAATCGGATCAGCAGGTCGATTAGGCAGTGCCCTTTCCAGCGCATTCACATCAGATAATCCGATTAGTGCTATTAGATCCATAAACTTACCAGAAGCAGGAGAAGCGATCGGTGACATCACAGAAGCAATAAGTTCTTTTGGCGGCGATGCTAATGCAGACGACTGGCGTGTTAGATTAAGTTTGGCTAAATGGGTTACATTCAAAAAAAGCCCAGTATTGGCACCTTTAAAAGATGCAGGCGGCCTAATATTTCCCTATACTCCGTCGATCAAAATCGCCAGCGCCGCAAATTACGATATTTCACGCACCACTCATACAAATTACAGCATGCAATCTTTTAAAAATAGTGATCCTGGCGAAATAACAATTACTGCACCAATGTATGTGTCAGATGCTACAGAAGGACTATACTGGATTGCCATGGTTCATTATTTACGTAGTCTAACCAAAATGTTCAGCGGAGCTGATATGAAAGCAGGAAACCCTCCTCCGGTTATTATGTTAAACGGTTATGGAAATTATGTTTTTAAAAATGTTCCTGTAGTAGTTAAAATGTTTACTACCACAATCGATGAAAAATCAGACTACATCGGAGTTCCAGTAGTTGGCAGTGCTGCCGGAGCACTAGCTGGAGTTGCTGATAGCCTCGGCGGGCTAACTGATGAGATTGGAGGTTTAGCGGGCGACGGCCTAGTAGGTGATATTGCAGGCGGCATCGGTGCAATAGCAGGCGGAGTCGGTCAAGTAGCTGGCTTGTTAGGATCATTCGGAGTCGGGGGATCAACATCAGGTGGCCTTAGTCACGTACCTACAGAAAGCAGTTTTTCAATTACACTGATACCAGTATACAGCAGACTCAGCGCCCGCAAATTTAGTCTCGACCGATTTGTTACTGGCGGATATTTAAACAACACATTCGGATATATTTAATATGGCTGCAATCTATTCTAATTCAAGCCCTTGGTATATTACCAATTTTACCAATAATTATCTTGATATTCTAAGTATCAGACCAGTCGCCGCAGACATTGATGATTTTTTGTATACTATAGAATCGCAATATACATACCGTCCTGATCTGCTAGCGTATGACCTATACGGAGATCCGTCCTTATGGTGGGTCTTTATTCAACGTAATCTCGACATGCTACAAGATCCAATTTTTGATTTTGTTCCCGGAACACAAATTTACATTCCAAAAAACAGCAGTTTAAGAACTGTGCTAGGATTATAATATGGGATTGTTTGATGCCGCTGCCGCAACGATAAGTTCTATTGGCGGCGCAGTAAGTAAATTTACACCCGGGGGTCCCGCTTCAGGAATGAGCGGAACAGTCAATACATCAACAGGTATACTTTCAGGAGTAGGCAATCTTTTCAAGAAAATTAAAGGACCAAAGTTTCCGTTACTTAACCCGTTGCATGCATATGCCAGTTATACCTATTCGATTGGACTAGCATGTCTAAGTGAAGAAGAAGCTAATTTTCCTGATAAGACGTACATGGCAGGAAAACGTCTCAAAGCATTGATTTGTAAATCAGCCAATGCTGATCCAAACAATAGAATTAAAACAGCATACGGAAAGTTTGATTTTTTTATTGATAATCTAGTACTCCAACAAAATCTAGGTTTTGCAGTAGCTAGCAATAATACAAACGTAACTAACTTTTCATTCACGATCACAGAACCGTATAGTATGGGATTGTTTATGATTGCATGTCAAACCGCCGCCCAACAACAAAAACATGATAACTGGAGAGATGCTCCTTTCTTATTAACTATTGAATTTAGAGGTAACAAAGAAACAGGAAAAATGTCCAAGGTTCCTGGAACTAGTCGATTCATTCCTTTTTACTTTAGTAACATAACCTTGACCGCAACAGAGGAAGGCAGCGTTTACAAATGCGATTGTATGGCAATATGTGGCGCGGCACTATTAGAGCAGAATTCATTATTTAAAACCGATGTATCTCCAGCCGGTAGAACTGTACGAGAAATATTGCAAACCGGCGAAAAAAGTTTACAGAAAATTGTAAATGATAGACTACAAGAAATGGTTACAAAAAAAGTTGTAGAAGTTGCTGATCAGATTGTAATACTATTCCCTAACGAGATTGCAACTGGAGAACCGGAAGTGGGCCCTGCAAAACCAGTTACTAAAGAAGTTGCGTCAAGTGCAACGGTTTCTGTGAATCCTACTGATGTATATAAAAAATTAGGTGTTAGTGAAAGTACAATAAACAAAACCCTAGTCCAACAAGATGACGACTCAAATGCGCTTGGCAAGGCAAAATTAGGCTTTGATCAAAAAAGAAAAGGTGCATCCGTTACAGGTAAAGAAAATTTAGTATACAACACACAATCAAGTACTTGGATTCGTGGAAATTTAACTACAGATCCTTCTCTAGCAGAAATGAAATTTTCACAAGAAACTGATATACCTAATGCTATAAATCAAGTTCTACTAGTAAGTGATTATTCCAGTGAAGCACTAGATTCTAAAAACATTACAGCAGAAGGATATCGCCAATGGTGGAGAATTGACACACAGGTTTATATTTTAGATAGTAAAGAACAAAAGGGTACAGGAGTCAAACCTAAATTGTTTGTGTATAGAGTGATTCCCTACCATGTGCATGCTAGTAGAATGATGCCGCCTAATACCAAGCCTCCGGGATTTGATAACGACACATTAAAAGCCACTGTTGTAAAGCAGTATCAATACATCTATACGGGTAAAAACGTAGATATCATACGATTTAATATTGAAATAAATCAAGGGTTCTCTACTATAATGGCAGCTGATAATTTGACCTATACTCGAGATAAAGTAACGGCTGGTAATACCGGAGGCTCCAATCAAGGAGCGGCCGGCCAAACTGCACCGCTGGTTCCTGGCAATAATCCTGACACAAAAATTGGTACAAATCCAACTCAAGTTGTATATTCGGGAACAACAACTACAACTTCAAAACTAGGCGGCGCCGGCCAGGGAGCAGAAACTCCGGCTGTTAGAGCCGCGAGATTATTTCAAGACTGTGTGACAAATCCAAATGAAATGTATAATCTAGATATGGATATCATAGGCGATCCATATTGGATTGCACAAAGTGGTCTTGGAAATTATACATCGCAACCAATAGGCGAGAATATAAACAGAGACGGGAGTGTTAATTATCAAACAGGAGAAACTGATATACTTGTTAATTTTAGAACTCCTATAGATGTTAATCAAAATACTGGACTATATAAATTTAGCGGCAACACAAAATCTTCTCCGGTTACGATGTTTAGCGGAATTTATTGCATAACAGATTTAACTAGTTCATTTATTGGTGGTACGTTCAAACAGAACTTAACCGGCTTTAGACGTCCAGGCCAAGAATTAAGTGCAGATGAAGAAAGAGAAAAACTGTTTAGTACAAAAAATCCTCCGGTGGTTGATACTCGCGGTGGCAAAGGCGGGGAGGATGAGATGTAATGGGAAATCTATCAAGCGGTAGGGTAATTGCCTCACAAAATAAATTACCAAGTCCCGGACCGTATACAGCTAGGATTATTGGCTATTTAGATTCAACCTACATGGGGCTATTAGAGGTTGAAATTTTGCGAGAAACTGGCAACAGCACTGCCGGCGGAGAACTACGTCAGGTCAGGTACCTAAGTCCATTTTTTGGAAGAACATCAGCTACCGGCTTAAAAGAGACTAATGACTTTGATCCAAGAAATTACGACAACACGCAAAAAAGTTATGGTATGTGGATGATTCCGCCCGATGTGGGATCTTTGATATTGTGTATATTTGTTGACGGTGAACCTGATAGAGGTTATTATCTAGGATCTATTCCTGATGAAAATATGAACTTTATGGTTCCTGGAATAGCTGCCACAAACAATGTCCTCGGCGGCGATACCTATACTAGATATCCTGTTGCTGAATATAATAAAGCTGTTCACGACACATCTGACAGAGTAACACAGATTGTAAAACCTAAACATTTATTTGCTGACGTGCTAAGTGCCCAGGGATTGCTAGCAGATGACATACGGGGCCTTACTACCAGTTCAGCAAGGAGAGAATTTCCTAGTCAAGTATTTGGTATTAGTACTCCAGGCCCCATTGACAAGCGTGTCAATGCTCCACGCACTCCTACAGGCAAATCAGATGCCAGAGTACCAAATGCTGCCACCAGTCGATTGAGCGGTAGTACATTTGTCATGGATGACGGCGATGATAAGTTTATACGCAAGACAGCGGCAAATGCTGGACCACCAGAATATGAATCAATTGAAGCATTAGATAAAGATGCAGTACCTACAGGCGATGTAACTATTCCGCATAATGATTTAATTAGATTGCGCACTAGAACAGGACATCAAATATTATTACACAATTCTGAAGACTTGATCTACATTGGCAACGCCAAAGGTACTACTTGGATAGAATTATCTAGCGACGGCAAAATTGATATATTTGCCAAAGACAGTATTAGTGTTCATACAAAAGCAGATATGAATTTTTATGCTGATCGAGATGTTAATATAGAGGCCGGCCGCAATATAAACATGAAAGCTGCCGCAGGTCGTGTACAGGTCGAATCTAAAACTGATCTTAATTTAATTATAGGTGCCAATGGAGTTATAACCACAGCTGGCAGTTTACAAGTTAAAACAACTGGACTTAATAATTTTACATCCACTGGCGCTACAAATATTAAAAGCTCTGCTAAAATTAATCTCACGTCCGGTACAGATACTAATATTAAAGCCGGAGCAAAACTTACACAAAATGCAGCCGCATACTATTCTCTGCCAGGTGGCGGCGGAATAGGAGCGGTTACAGCAGTTGCTTCAGCCGCATCAACTGCGTCTGCATTAAGTACCTTTGACAATGTTTATAATGCCACCGGCGATAAGATTTCTAGTATTATGAAACGGATACCAAATATTGAACCGTGGCCTCAGCATGAGCATCTAGATCCATTGTTTATGACTACAAGTGCGACAGATAGAGAAAATCCAGAATCAGTTAGCTTCACAGCAAATCCAGATAATCAACTAGTTCCAAAATATTATAACTCATATACCACTGGGACAGATACTTTTGACCCACCACCGCCACCGGCGAACTAAGGATAACATATGGCATCAAATTCCAATTTATATAAAAAGATTAAAATACCATCAAACACTACTAAGTCGACTAAGCAATCTCCGACTAAAATGTATCGTGGATTTAGTACTGTTAGCACAGCAACAGAAAACTTTGCCCTGTACGACTATGAACTGATTAAGCAAGATTTATTAAATCACTTTTATACCCGTCAGGGCGAACGTCTTATGCAACCCGAGTTTGGAACAATCATATGGGATCTGCTGTTTGAACCACTAACAGGCCACATTAAAGATCTTATCTTGCAAAATGTTAATGAGATTGTTAACTATGATCCTAGAGTTCAAGCAGAAAGTGTTATAGTCACATCGTACGACCAGGGAATACAAATTGAATTTACACTAACATATGTAATCTATAATGTGCAACAAAAAATACAATTACGATTTGACCAAGACAACGGCCTGTTAGTAGCGTAATTAACTACGCATATAATTTTATTCAATAAATACTGTACACTAGGATAGATCATGAGTTCAACGGATAGACAAAACAACCTGTTAATTAATCAGGATTGGAAGAAAATATATCAAAGTTTCCGCAATGCAGATTTCCAAAGTTACGACTTTGAAAATTTACGCAGAACTATGATTGAGTATCTGCGTACTAATTATCCTGAAGATTTTAACGATTACATTGAATCTAGTGAATACCTTGCCCTAATTGACCTTATTGCGTTCCTAGGCCAAAGCATAGCTTTCCGCGTTGATTTAAATGCTCGTGAAAACTTTTTGGAACTGGCCGAACGCCGTGATAGTGTACTACGCCTAGCACGATTGATCAGTTACAACGCTAAACGCAATATTGCCGGACAAGGATTGCTAAAGTTTAATACAATTCAAACTACAGAAACAGTAGTTGACAGCAACGGCCGCAATCTAGCAGGTCAGGTAATTGCATGGAATGACCCAAGTAATACTAACTGGAACGACCAGTTTATCAAAGTTATGAATGCGGCACTCCCTGCATCACAACAATTTGGTAACCCTAGTGCCAAAGCAACAATCTACGGTATTCCTACAGGACAATATCGATTTAGCGGCAGCAATACTGATCTACCGATCTATTCGTTTACTAAGATGGTGTCAGGCCGTCAGATGAATTTTGAAATCACTAGTACAACATTTAGTGGAAAGTCATTTATATACGAAGAGGCACCTAAAATAGGTAACCACCCGGCTTGTATATACAGAGATGACGGCCACGGTGCAGGCAGTAGCGGTACTGGATTTTTCTTTAATTTTACAGAAGGCACATTGAATGTTGGATCTTTCGTCATCGATCAACCTACTAGTAACGAATCAATAGATATAGATGCTCAGAATATTAATAATAATGATGTTTGGTTATATAGACTTGACCAAAAAGGTCTTGAGTCCGAGGCATGGACACAAGTTTCGTCAGTTACTGGTAATAATATTATCTATAATAGCATCAGCAAAAACATTAAAAATATCTATAGTGTTATCACAAGAGCCGGCGATGCAATTAGCTTGAGTTTTAGCGACGGTACCTTTGGAACTCTCCCGTTAGGTACATTTAGAACTTATTACAGAGTGAGCAACGGATTAAATTATACCATTAACCCTGCAGATGTTCGAAACGTATCAATAACAATTCCATATACTTCTGTAACAGGATCACCTGAGACAATAACAATCTCATTAAACCTAGTCACTTCTGTGTCAAATGCTAGTCTTTCTGAAACCAATGCAGATGTTAAAACCAATGCACCACAAACATACTATACGCAAAATCGCATGATCACTGGCGAGGATTATAACATTAGTCCGTTGTCTGTAACACAAGAAGTTGCAAAAGTTAAAGCAATCAATAGAGCTAGTAGTGGTATTAGTAGATATTTTGACCTAGCTGATCCAACAGGCAAATACAGCTCAACAAACTTGTTTGCAGATGATGGTATATTGTATCAAAACTCTTACAGCTTTGATACACGATTTAAGTATGCTACTAGAACAGACATTGAGGGTGTTATCTATAATACTATATTTCCAATTCTTAAAAAACCTGATTTAAGAAATTTTTATTATGCAAATTATACCAAAGTAACAAATCCTAGCTTGATATTTTCTTGGTTTAGTATTTCAAGTGACTCTAGCTCATCTACAGGTTATCTCGGCTCATCTTCAAGTGCCCCGTACAAGGTAGGAACAGCCGCCACTAACGATCTAACATACTTGGTGCCACAGTCGCTAGTTAGATTTACCGCGCCAGCAGGCAAATATTTTGATACCAAGAAAAAGAATATAGTAACATCAATACCTGCTAGCGGAATAGTTCCTGCCGGCGGCATAACTTATATATGGGCTGAAGTGGTATCTGTTACAGGCGACGGCACAGCAGTAGCTCCACAAGGAGCAATCGTCCTAAATAGGGTAGTACCATCAACTGCTATAGTATCTCAAATTATTCCAAAACTATCTACCTCAATTGATACAACACTTATTACAACTATAATTGATTTAGTATTTGCTAATAAACCATTCGGGTTACGATATGATACTACATTGCAGTCATGGCAAATTATTTTTGAATCTAACTTAGATATCTCTAGTAATTTTAGTTTGACTAATCAAGGTAACACATCAAACCTTGGATTAGATTCTAGTTGGATATTATTATTCACAACTGATAACGAATTCTATACTGTTACTACTCGACAGTTACAGTATGTTTTTGAAAGCAATTCACAAGTTAGATTTTATTTTGATACAAATGAAAAGATCTATGATGTTACATCAAACACTGTAGTTAGCGATAAAATTAAAATATTAAGTGTTAATACTCAACCTGATAATACATCTGCATTTACCTATGATTTAGATTGGGATGTAGTTTCTGAAATTAACGGAATTGACGGTTATATAGATAATAAAAAAATAGCAGTGTCATTTGCTGATTCTGATAATAACGGAGTAGTTGATAATCCGCAATTGTTTTTAGATATTGTAGATCCGTTAACATTGCCTCTTACAAAATATATTATTCAAGAAAAATATTCGATATCTGTTGGGCAGGAAGATTATCAATACATGGATAATTCTAATAATACTGTAATTATTAAGCAAAAAGAATCAGACACTGGATCGTTAACTCAGTATGCAGACGGCCAATATTTTTATTTTGTTACATCAAATGTTGTTAAGAAGTTAAATTTAAAATTAGGCCAACTTGTTCCTAATTTAGATTATAAAGTATATGTCGGCAGGGACAACTTAAAATTTCAATATACACATAGCGCAGATTATGAATCAAGAATTGATCCGGGAGTAAGTAATATAATTGACATTTATGTCCTAACAAAAAATTATGACACACAATTTAGACAATGGTTAAATGGTGCCGCAATATCAGAGCCGTTACCACCGAGTTCTGATCAATTACATGATACTATTGCACCTTCATTGAATTTAATTAAATCAATTAGCGATGAAATTATATATCATCCAGTTAGCTATAGAATATTATTTGGAGCAACTGCTAGTACAAATCTACAAGCTATATTTAAAATTACTAAAAATTCTAATAGTGTGGTTTCCGATAATGATATTAAAGCAAGAACTATAACTGCAATTAATCAATTTTTTAGTTTAGACAACTGGGACTTTGGCGACACCTTTTATTTCTCTGAATTGTCGACATATATTATGACCCAGTTATCTCCTGACGTTACAAATTTTATTGTTGTTCCAAGAGAAAGCGGTGTTTACTTTGGAGGACTATTTGAAATAAAATGTCCAAGTAATCAGCTATTCATCAACGGCGCCACTGTATCTGATATTGAAATTATTTCAGGAATAACATCAGGAAACATTAAATCAGTTACTGGATCAGCGTTGTCAACAGCCTCGTCAACACAAGTAATAACTAGTTCGTCATATGGAGCATCTAAATAATGGCTGATAGTATCAACCCGTCTGGATCAAACAGCGTAGCCGCAAACTTTCTTCCAAATTTTTATAAAACTGATTCTAACAAGAAGTTTTTACAAGCAACTGTTGATCAGCTAGTACAACCTGGTACTGTTAAAAAGATTAACGGATACATTGGTCGTAAAAGTTCAAAAGCCACAGTTGGCAGCGATGTGTTTATCAATGCTCTGACAGTAGAACGACAGAATTATCAGTTTGAACCTAGTTTTGTTGTCAATGATACACTAGGTAATACAACTTATTTTAAAGATTATATTGACTATATTAATCAGCTAGGGGTATTTGGAAGCAATACTTCAAATCATGCTAGATTAAACTCTCAAGAATTTTACAGTTGGAATCCTCATATCGACTGGGATAAATTTGTTAATTTTCAAAACTACTATTGGTTGCCATATGGTCCCGACCTTATCACAATCTATGGACAAAAGCAAAAGATCGACAGTACATATAATGTAACGGTTGAATCAGCAGGTGACGGAAATCAATACTTGTTCACACCTAACGGATTAACTCGTAATCCTGTACTTAGATTATATCGAGGACAAACATATAAATTTAAAATCAAAAGTCCCGGCAACCCGTTCAGTATTAAATTACTACCAACACTGGGAACATCTGACAGATATGTAATACCACAAATTGACAAGTACGGAGTTGTTGACGGCACAATAACTGTAACGCTACCTCCTAACTCTCCTAGCATATTATATTATCAGAGTGAAACTGATCTGGCATTGAGCGGGGTAATCCAAGTATTTTCATTAGAAGACAATACTGTAATTGATGTTGAACAAAATATATTAGGCAAAAAATACTATGTATTAGCTGACGGAACACCGTTGAGCAACGGTATGAAAGTGGCATTTGGTGGAACAGTTATTCCTGAAAAATATGCTACCGGAAACTATTATGTAGAAGGTGTAGGTACAGCAATCACACTAGTCAACGAAGCAGTGCTTGAAGTAGTGTTTCCATTCACAAGCAATGTTGCAGTATTATTTGATACAACTCCATTTGATACATTGCCGTTTAGTGACGTTGAGGGATATGCTGGTAAGACTGATTATATTCTTTCTAATAGAGGCAGCGCAGACCATAACCCATGGGCACGATACAATCGATGGTTTCATAAAGATGTCATCGAAGAAAGCGCAACAGTTAACGGTAAAACACCATCATTGGATCAAACAGCACGAGCTGTTCGTCCTATTATTGAATTTGAAGCAAATTTAAAGTTATTTAATTTTGGTACTAAAGCAGTAGACGACGTTGATCTAGTTGACACATTCACTAAGGATGTATTCTCGACCATTGAAGGATCTCTAGGATACAACATTGACGGTACCGCTCTTGCACCCGGACATCGAGTGTTGTTTACTGCGGATACTGACTTGTTAGTTAAAAATAAAATATATCAAGTTAGCTTTGTTAATATAGAAACTCGTCGACAAATACATTTAACTGAAATATCTTCGCCGTCAGATAACGCTACTGTATTGGTAAAACAAGGATTGAAAAATCAAAGCCAAACATACTGGTATAGTAATAAAACTAAGGCTTGGAAGTTAGCTCAACAAAAGATAACAGTTAATCAGCCTCCACTATTTGATATAGTTGACGCGGCCTCAAACAGCTATGGAGATATTTCATATTATCCAGGATCAACATTTGTAGGCACAAAATTGTTTTCTTATAAAGTATCGTCTACCGGTACCGCTGATGCTGTATTGGGATTTCCGTTAACGTATAAAAATATTAATAATATTGGTGATATAGTTTTCAGCTTTGATCTAACTACAGATACATTTGATTATAAGAAAAACAATCTTAGTGTAGCAACCGTTAGGGCAGATTTAGGCTACTTAGTAAGTCAGGATTATATCGGAAATCCAATTTATATTAACGGCTGGAAGACTTGTGAAGTAGCAAATACACAAGCCGCCGTCAGAATTTATAAAAATTCAAGCATCAAATACGATTTCAATATTGATATTTTTGATGACATATCAAAATTAAGTGACCTAGTTGTTAAAGTTTATATTAATGGCGTGTTATTAGACAACAGATACTGGTCTGTTGTTACAAATTCTTTTTATAAATCAGTCAAGCTAGTTAATCCTCTAACTGATTCTCAAGTACTAACAATTAAAGCATATGCATCACAGCCTATTAACAATAACGGCTATTATGAAATACCGTTAAACTTTCAAAATAATCCTCTTAATGATTATGTTACTACTTTTACACTAGGAGAGGTAAAGGATCATGTTAGTTCAATAATAGAAAACATACCGCCGGCCTTGCTGGCATTGGTTCCGCCTGATCCTGATCAACATACTCCGTTAACTACAGTTGGTAATATAACAACTGATCCCGATTATGTAAATCTTAGAGACCTAGGCAGTATAACTCAATACGGCACTAAGTTTGTACAGCATAGTGGTCCGGGAAGTCTATCGACTTATCATATTACTTCTCAGACAAACAATATAGTACGATCAATAGAAAAAGCAAGAGAAGATTACAATAATTTTAAGAAAATAGTCTTGACAATTGCAGAAAAACTAGGAGTAGATTCTACCCCAGCAAAGCAAGTAGATTTAATCTTAGATAAGATTAATAAAGATAAACCAACTAACTTGCCATATTATTTTAGTGATATGGTTCCCTATGGCTCTGCTGTACGAACAGATATTAAAGTTGTTGATTATCGAATTAAAACTTATCCTCTAACTAATATTTTTACATTGGCTACGTTGAGTAATAAAGCAGTTGGCGTATACTTAAACGGAGTACAGTTAATACACAATAGCGAGTATACTTTTGACCAGACTGGGTTTGTAATCATTGCAGATAAAGTACAAATGGCTAACGGAAATATTATTACAACTTACGAATATGATAATACTGACGGAAGTTTTGTGCCAGAGACTCCGACTAAACTAGGTATATGGCCAAAATACGAACCTAAAATTTATCTTGACACTACATTGATTACTCCTAGAATGATGATTCAAGGACATGACGGAAGTCTAACGTTGGCATTTGGAGACTATCGAGATAATATTATTTTAGAATTAGAAAAAAGAATCTTTAATAACATTAAGGTAGAATACGATCCTAAAATATATGACATTTTTAATGTTATTCCGAGCTACGGACACGATCAAATTTACAGTAGAACAGAATTTGATCAAACTCTTGCCCCGAGTTTTTATAAATGGACATCTTCAATTAATAGAGATTTTTCTAAACCTCTAAGTTACGATAGAACAAATTCATTTACATACAATTACAAAGGACACGCTACTCCAGACGGAAAGGATGCACCTGCATACTGGAGAGGTATTTACACTTGGATGTATAACACTGATCGTCCACATTTGTGTCCTTGGGAGATGCTAGGTTTTACAATTGAGCCTAACTGGTGGCAAGATACATATGGTCCAGCACCATACACTTGTAACAATACCATACTATGGACAGATATCTCAAAAGGTGTAGTTAAGCAGCCTGGTGTGCCTCCAACTGTACTATCTCAATATATTAAGCCATGGTTGTTAGCTCACCTACCAGTAGACGAATCAGGCGTTTTAATTAGCCCACTTCAGTCTGATGTGGTATCAGGTATAATTACCCCATCAACAAATAATGATTTTGTATTCGGTGATAACAGTCCGGTTGAAGCAGCCTGGAGAAGAAGTAGTCACTATCCGTTTAGCATACTAATAACTTCTATGTTGTTAACCCCATCTAAAACTTTTGGATTAGTATTAGATCGATCAAGAATTGTAAGAGATTTAACAGGACAACTTGTATATAAAGAAACAAATCGACGTATACGACCGTCAGATATAGTCCTACCTAATATTTCTACAAGTTCTGCTCGGGTGCAAACAGCAGGAATTATCAACTATATTGTAAATTATATCTTAAGTGATAGTTTAAAATCTTACACTTCTTACAAATATGATTTATTAAACTTGTCAGCAAAACTTAGCTATCGTATTGGAGCTTTCAGCAGTAAAGAAAAATTCAATTTATTACTAGATAGCAAAACCCCGCTGAGTTCAGGCAGCATATTTGTTCCACAGGAAGATTATGATATTGTCTTAAACAGCTCAAGCCCCCTTAAGAAAATCACATACAGTGGAATTTTAGTAACAAAATTATCTGACGGTTATGAATTAAAAGGTTATAGCCTAACTCAGCCATATTTTAATTATTACAATCATGTACAATCTGGCAATCCTCTCAACGTAGGTGGCATCTCAGAAGGATTTTCACAGTGGACTGCTAATCAGCAATATGCTGCCGGCACTATTGTTAAGTACAATAATGTTTATTACAGAGTACAGGTCACTCATACTGATACTGGAACATTTAAAGCATCTTACTTCCAAGCATTAAAATCAATTCCTATCATTGGTGGAAGAACTGTTATATCACGTAAGTTATGGGACAGAAGTGAATCGATTAGAATCCCATACGGAACTAAATTTGATACTATACAAGAAGTATACGATGTAATTATCGGATACGGTGAATGGTTAAAAGATCAAGGATTTGTTTTTGACGACTATAATCCTAACCTAGATGCAATTGCCAACTGGGAAACTAGCGGTAAAGAATTCTTATTCTGGACAACTCAAAACTGGTCATCAGGACAAGATAAATGGGCAGAGTGGACACCGGGTACTCCGATCGTATTTGATTCTATCTTGCGCTACAACGGAGATTATTACAAAGCTATTATAACTGCTCCGGGTTCTGCAATATTTGATCAAGAAGATTTTATCAAGCTAGAAGGATTAAGCACAGTTGGCAGTAGCGTTATTAGTCTAAGTCCGTCTGCAGGAAAATTAACTTTTAATACAAAATTATGTGTAATAGATGATATTAGAAATGCATTTAACGGCTATGAAATATTTAAAGTAGATGGCACACCATTAAATTCTGATTTCCTTCAGTCATATAGAAAAGAAAATTATGTTACCTATTCTCCTCAATCTAATGATGGGATTTATTGTGCAACATTTTATCTAGTACAAAAAGAACAAGTAGTACTTCTTAAAAATACTACCATGTTTAATGATACAATTTATAACCCACCGAGCGGTTACAAACAAGATCGAATTAAAGTATCAGGATATGTGAGTGAGAACTGGTATGGCGGCTTTGATATTCCAGGATTTATATTTGATCAGGCTATCGTTGATTCTTGGGCCGCATGGAAAGATTATGCATTGGGGGATATTGTCAAGTATAAAGATTTTTATTATAGTGCTATTCATTTCCTATCAGGTACTGAAGCGTTTAATATATCTGACTGGGTAAAACTTGACAAACAACCAAAAGCACAATTACTACCAAATTGGAATTACAAAGCAAATCAATTTACTGATTTCTATAATTTAGATAGTGATAACTTTGATATTAACCAACAAAAAGTAGCTCAACATCTTATTGGTTATCAAAAGCGACAGTATCTTGAAAATATTATACAGGATGACGTTAGCGAATTTAAATTTTATCAAGGAATGATTCGTGAAAAAGGTACACAAAATGTACTTAATAAATTGTTTGATGTATTAAGCGCCGACGGAAAAGAAAGTTTAAACTTTTACGAAGAGTGGGCTGTAAGATCAGGACAATATGGCGCTAGTTCTGGATTTGAAAATATTGAATTTATTTTAGATGAGTCGTTATTTAAAAATAACCCGCAAGGATTTGAACTAGTAAATCAGATTGCTTCGACTAACTATTATGATTTTATTATTAGACAAGCACCAGCTAGTGTTTATATAAAACCATTAGGCTATGTTTCTGCACCTTGGCCTAAATTACAAAATTATAATCCTTACTTACGAAGTGCGGGTTATGTAAGAGAAAGCGATATTGCATTCACTTTTAAATCAATTGATGAAGTACTAACAGCTGATATTAACTTGTTTAATAACGGTGATTACATTTGGTGTACATTTGAAGACACTTCGTGGAATGTTTACGAATATACAGATCTTAATTTGCGTGTATTAGAAGGTGAATTAAATGCAGGTGTTGTGTATAGTATTCCTAATAAAACTCTTACTATTAAGTGTGAAGATTTAATAACACTATCCGTAGGAACATATATTGGATTATCTGGAGTTACAGGATTAAACGGATTTTATAAAATTACGTCGATTGAATTAAATGCATTTACAGTCTCAGCTACTATTCCAGTCTGGCCGCTAACGCCACCTACTAGCGCACTTCCTACATGGACACCTGCTAGCGATTTAATTGTGTATGCATTGATCAGCCGTAGAACATCATCTATCGACACGATCGATACTGCGGCATCTAGATCACTGTCTCCAGGAGAATTGTTATGGACTGATGATAGCGGAACTGGAAAATGGGCATCGTGGATCTACAATCCAGTGTATTCGGAAGTCGATATTAAAAATTCTCTTCCTATAACTGAATTAAAATACGGAAAAACATTAGCTATCAGTAAATCTGGGAATGTTGTAGCAATATTGAATGGCCTGGCAGAAACAATTATATACCAACGTTCTGGCCTAGCATGGGTGCAACAGCAAGTATTATCTAAACCGTTTATTGCTAAAGAAGTCTCTGGGTTTGACCCTAATCCAACCGCACGAGTCGGCGACGCCGCATCCTTCTCACCAGACGGCGCATGGTTTGCCATCGGTTCCCCATTAGTCAGCTATGCATCTACTAAGCTAGTCGGAGTCTGGTCTAATTCTGTAACTTATGCAGTTGACGATATTGTTTCAATAGGTAATGTATACTATCAAACACTACAGTCTGGCGTTGTTGGGATTAACCCGACAAGTAATAATATAGTATGGGAACTATTACCGTATCTTAAAACAGACGCATTCGGAACAAATACTAATAGAACATTGCACGGCGCAGTTAGTTTATATAAAAGAAATCCGAACGGATTATATGATCCAGTTGATACTATACTAAGTCCACTATTTCAAACTAATGAACGATTTGGTTCAAGTTTAGTATTCGGAGATAACGAGCTATATGTATCTGCTCTAGGATACGATACTAATAGAGGTCGTGTTTACAAGCTAAACTATACTACGATAGAACGTGTTTCTACAATGTATAACTCAGTTGGTAGTGAATTTGGCATATTAGCAGTTACTTCAACTGCTGGAGTGCAGTCTAATATGTCCGTTATTGGCACAGGTTTTAAATCTGGCCAAACTGTTGCATATACTTTAACTAAACTATTTTTTGCTATTGGCGATAGCATTTCAGCAGTTAAAGTTGGTATGTATGTAAGCGGAACAAATGTAACATTCCCTACACAAGTATATTCAATCTATTACGATCTAACCTCAACATATAGAGGGTATGTAGTAGTACAAGCTGAGCAAGATCTATCAAATATTTTAAATGTTACTTTTTCTGATACTACAACATCGCTAACTCGTACAGTAGTACAAGTGACACCGATGAACACAGTATTGTTAAGTGGCAGTCCTGATTCAGAGCCTAGCGGCATTATAAAATTTGTAACTATAAGTTGGGCACACGACTTATCTAAAATTTATGCCGGTGAAACAAATCAAAGTAACTTTGGAAATGCAATTTCGTTAAGTACTGATACTACAGTATTAAGTATATCTGCTTCAGCAGGCTCAGTTGCAGGTAAAGTTTATATCTACAAAAAGTCTGCCGGAACGTTTAGTACAATCCCTACGCAAACACTTGTAGGAATTGATTATAATTTTGGACAAGCGGTGTCGCTGTCTGACAGCGGCGAATATCTAGCAATATCAGACGATTTAACAGATGGTACTAGTATTATTCAACAAGGTAGAGTTAGTGTATATAAATCTAACGGATCTACATACAGCCTATATCAAAATTTAGTAAATTATCAACCTCAGATAAATGGAAGATTTGGTAGCGAAATGTCGTTCATGAATGATTCTAAAACATTAGTTGTTTACAGTACACACGGAGATACTGATGTAGAATTAACATTTAATTACGATCAGGTATTACATCCGACTATCTCAGGAAATGCAACTACCTTTGATAAGAAATCTACAAATTTTGTAACAACTAATACAGATACTGGGCGTGTAGACATATACGATAGATACTCATCAAATTGGGTATTCAGTGAAACATTATCTGCTGATACCCGAACTGCTTCTGGATACGGATCAGCAATTGCAGTTGGTAATAATAGTGTATTTGTCGGAGCACCATTTACAATTGATCAAGGGTTGCGTTCAGGTAAAGTTTATAACTATATTAAAAATACAAATACATATTCTTGGACAATTAAAGATATCGAAATTGACAAACCAGATCCTTATAAGATCAAACAAGTATTTCTATATAATAAAACTACAGACCAGTTACTAAAAAAACTTGATGTTATTGATCCATTACAAGGAAAAATTCCAGGCATTGCTGCCGAAGAAATAAAGTACTCTACTTTTTATGACCCGGCAATATATTCAGTAGGAACAGATGTTACTGTTGATGATAATGCCCAATGGACCACTGACCAAGTCGGTGCCTTATGGTGGGATTTACGTACTGCTAAATTCATAGAAAGTTATGATTCATCAATATCCTACCGAAACAGCACATGGAACACTCTAGCACACGGAGCAAGTATTGATATATATGAATGGGTATCAACTACATTGCTTCCAGCAGAATGGGATAAGAGAACTGATACCGAAGTTGGCCTAGCTCAAGGAATTAGCGGAGTATCATTATATGGAAATACTGCATATTCTGTAAAAAAGAAATATGATACAATAAGTCAAACATTTAAAAATACATATTGTTATTGGGTAAAAAATAAAAAAATTGTTCCTAATGTAGTAGGCAGACACATTTCCGCCGCTGAGGTATCTAACTTAATTGCAAATCCTAGAGGACAAGGATATACCTACATTGCAATAACAGGTCTAAATTCTTTTAGCTTAGTTAATACTAAATCATTATTAACTGATACAGATACTGTGTTGTCGGTAGAATACTGGACAATAGATAAAACTGATCAAAATATACATAGCCAGTGGAAATTAATTAATTCGTCTACTAGCACAACTATTCCTAAAAATATTGAAAAGAAATGGTTTGATAGTCTATGCGGTAAAGATGACTACGATAGAGTAGTACCGGATATTAACCTTCCGATTAAATTACGTTATGGTATCGAAAATCGCCCACGTCAGGGAATGTTTATAAATCGTATTGAAGCTCTTAAACAGGTAGTAGAAAAAGCAAATGCAGTTTTACTAAAAAATCAAATTGTTGAAAACAGAGATATATCAGCATTAAGCTCTTCGGAGGATTATCCAAGTTTAATTTCCGGAAAATATGACACCACGGCTGATACAGCCGCAGAATTAGTCTATGCCAATGTTGGAGGATTTAAACGTCCAATACTATCACCGACGATAATTGACGGAAAGATAACAGGTATTGTTATAACATATTCGGGACAAGGCTATGTTTCTGCACCGTATATTGATGTATTTGGATCAGGTGCCGATGCAAAAATTAGAACTATAATTAGTACCGACGGGCTTGGAAAGATCATAGGTGCAACTATTTTAAATGCTGGATCGGGATATGATAATAGCACACTAGTATTAGTTAGAGATTATTCAGTGTTAGTATATCAAGACGAAAATGCATCAAATAACTGGAGCATTTATTCATACGATCCGGTCGGTTTGCTTTGGTCAAGAATTAGAACTAAGACATATAATACCGCTGATTATTGGTCTAAGGTCGACTGGTATGCATCTGGTTATAGCTCTTTTACTGCCGCAGATTATTCTGTAAATACCTACTCGGGATTATCTCAAATATCAGATTCTGTAGCTATCGGAAAATTAGTTATTGTGAGATACAGTGGAACATCTGGCTGGCAGCTTTTGGTAAAATATGCAAACTCAGTCAGTATTGATTGGACACAGTCATATAAGATAGTCGGTATAGAGAAAGGAACTATTCAACTTAATTCTGATTTATATAGTTTCTCAGGAACACCAGTTGGATATGATGCTTCAACTTATGACGGAACAATGTTTGATACAGTTGCGTCAAACGAGTTAAGAATCATACTAACCGCATTACGAGATAATATTTTTATTGATGACTTATCTAGTGCATATCTTGATTTGTTTTTTGTCAGCATACGTTATATATTCACAGAACAGTTGTATATTGATTGGGTTTTTAAAACTAGTTTTATCAAAGCAAAACATAATGTTGGCGAATTAAAACAACCAGTAACGTATCGCAACGATAATTTAAGTAACTTTGAAGATTATGTTAATGAGGTTAAACCTTATAGAACTAACATTCGAGAATATATCAGTTCTTATGATAAAATTGACACTAGCCAAACATCTATTACTGATTTTGATTTGCCGTCAGCATATGAAAATAAAATCATCTCATCGATTCTAACTTCGATTAGTAATAATACTATTAACGTTGCAGACCCTATTGTAACAACATATCCGTGGAAACACTGGCTAGATAATATCGGCTACACTGTAACATCTATCGAGTTAGTAAGTGCAGGCTCTGGCTATATTTCGGAACCTAAAGTGATTATTTCTAATGGTGCAGGAACAGGCGCAACAGCAACCGCACTGGTATCCAACGGGTCAGTTAGCAGAATTATACTATTAACAAATGGTAAGAGATATTTGTCAGCTCCGACGATTACATTTGCCGGCGGCCTAGCTGCCGATGGAATTTCTGCAAGAGCAGTTGCTATAATTGGAACTAGTTCAGAATCAATAATCGGTAATAATGTTGTACGATCTAATTTAATAAAAATAAAATTCGATCGAATTACCCAGTCCTATTTTATAACTACCTTACAGCAAACAGAAATAAAAACCGGAGCAAGTGGTCTATATCAATTTACACTAACATGGGCTCCGGACATACGAATAGGAACATCAAGTGTTACTATTAATGGAGCATTAGTATTACGAGATTTGTACAAATTAAAGATCATACAATCTACCACCAAGGGATATACTAGTTATAGTGGCCTGTTAGAATTTACTACAGCGCCGGCAGTCGGCTCAGTTATTTCAATAACGTACTTGAAAGACTGGTCATTATTAAATGCTGCCGACCGTATTCAGTATTACTATAACCCGCGATCTGGAGATTTAGGTAAAGACTTATCTCAGCTAATGACCGGTATTGATTATGGTGGAGTCATTGTTGATGGTTTAAACTTTGACCTTAGTACCGGATGGGATTCAAACGGTTACGGAACTGATTCATGGGATGAATTTGATGATGGATTTGATGATTACATAACCGTAGTTCCGGCAAATACTCATTCATTTACTTTGCCATATGTTCCTGCAACAACAGCAGTGCTCAATGTTTACTATATAAAAAATATTGTAAATACCTACACGTCTAACGGAACACAAACCCAATACAAGTATAATATTACTAACACTCGACCAATTGTTACTGCTTCTTTTTCAGTTACCTCAACTGGCGTAGTTACTAAGACTACTGGCTCGGGTAATAGCGGAACTAGTCTAAAGGTATTAGATACAACTGGTATTGTTGTTGGAATGGGTATCATAGGAGCAGGTTTTAATTCATTACACATAGTAAAAGAGATAGTTAATTCAACCACCTTAAGAATCAACAAAGCGCCGATATCAGCCATTGGCCCGACTTTAGATTTTGTTAACAATTCTGCCGGGTCTAGTACAATACTAGTTTCAAACACCTCCTCATTACGACTTGGTGATATAGTAACTAGCACAGCAGTTAACGCATTTAATTCTAATGCTAAAATTAAAACAATTGTCAACAGTACTACACTGATACTAGATCAAATTTTAATAGCTAATATCCCTAATAACTCAGCTATAACATTTTCTCGAGTATTAGTAACGCCAATCGACTTAACAGTTTATGCAACCGGTACCATCACATTAGCTACACCGTTAGCATCCGGTACTGTATTGTCAATCGAAGGTCCAGCAACATCGATCAGAATTGATGATCCGTTTTTCGGAACAGTTAATCAAACTAACAATGCGGCTGTCATGCTATCACCAACAGGTACCGGATTGACTAGTACGTTTGTGATTCCAAACACTTTTGTAGTTAATAATAAAGATGAGTTTATTTGGAGAAAGAGCACAAGTGATGGATCTGTTGCTCCGCAAGTTGACTACGATTCAGCGATAAGCGGCGGCGACACTTCTAAAACTATAACTGGGGCATTTGCAACAGCAACTGGATTAGCAGCCGATGATATTATACTTGACGGTGACGGATTTGTAACACCGACTTCAAGTCCAGCACCGGAAGAAGTAGTTCCAGGACAAGTAGTTGATTCAGTAGCTATTAAAGTATATGATCAACCAAATTCAGGATCTGCTTCGGTAAAAATTGACAATTACATTTCTAATGGAACACAATCGAGTTTTGTTATATCACAAACTCCTAATAGTCCAAGAGCTGTTATTGTTAAAATTGGTAATACCATTAAGACATACGCTACAGATTACACAGTTGACTATAAGACTAAAACTATAAAGTTTGTTGTAGTTCCAACAGCCGGGCAAACAGTCAGTATTTTTAGTATTGGGTTTAGCGGTAAAAATATTTTAGATCTTGATAACACAACCGGCAACGGAACTACGGTTGAATTTATTACTAAAGCGCCGTGGCTAGCTGAGATTACATCATTAATATATCTAAACGGAAAAGCAGTAATTGCTCAATTATTTAAAACAGACACTACCTACGAAAGCCCAAATAGAGTAGGAATTAGATTTAGCACGGCGCCCGCTATCGGAGATTTAATTAATTATATTATTGTTAGCGGCACTCAACAGACATTTGCGGTAACTGCTACTGAAAAAATTATACCTACAGTTTCAGCGACTACTTTTCCATTAACTTACCCTATTGGAAACTCACTACCGAATGAAGCTAGTATTATAGTTAGAGTTGATCAAACAATTCTACCCGGACCAAGTAACACATATTATACGATTGGAAGCAATAAATTAAACTACTCGATCGGTGCAAGTACATTTACCCCAGGATCTTTGAATTCATCAGATATAACAGTGCTAGCAGATAGTAAATTACTAAAAGTAGGTGCTGACTATTCTGTTGATCTTAACGGTATTACTGTAAAGATTAATAAACGTGTTTATAATTTAAACAAAGGAAAACAGTTAGTTATAATAGTTTCAGCTGACGCAGGATATATTTACTATCCGCCAACACAAAACACTATAACATTATCAACCGGAAAAACTGG